CAGATACGTCATGTGTACCACCACCACAGTCGAACACAACAACAATCATATCTTTATCTTTTTTATCTAACCCATACGCTAATGCCGCAGCGGTTGGTTCATTAATAATTCGTCTAACATTTAGACCTGCAATTTCACCTGCTTCTTTTGTTGCCTGTCTTTGAGCATCATTAAAATACGCAGGAACTGTAATAACCGCATCAGTCACAGTTTCACCTAAATAATCTTCAGCGGTTTGTTTCATTTTTTGTAGTATCGCAGCGGATATCTCCTGTGGTGTAAATGTTCTACCATCAATATCCACTCTTGGTGTGTCATTATCACCCTTAACTACTTTATAAGGAACTCTACCAACCTCATTGATTGATTCTGAATACTTAGACCCCATAAATCGTTTTATGGAATAAACCGTTTTTGTTGGATTCGTGACCGATTGTCGTTTAGCAGAGTCACCTACTTTTCTTTCACCATCTTTAATGAATCCTACGATAGATGGAGTTGTTCTTTTGCCTTCATTATTTGTAATTACAGTAGGTCCACTACTTTCCATAACTGCAACACATGAATTTGTGGTACCTAAATCCACGCCTATTATTTTTCCCATGTTTTTAATTTTTTTTGTTTAGTTTATTTTTTTTAAATTTAGTTAATTTATTTTATGGAATCAAGTCCGAAACAAATATTGTTAAAAACCATACCAAATTAATAATACAGACATTTTGTCATTAAATTTGAAAAAATGTCAGATTAATATGACATTTTTTCATTTTGATTTTTATTTTTTTATTTGTAACTTTGTGAAATGGATAATAAGAAAAAAAATACTAATATTGCACCCTTAACAAAGTGGGAGGTGATATACGAAGATGAAAATACCTTGGATATTTGGAAATATGATATCAAAGTAAGTCGTATTAATCCATATGAGGTTGAAATACTATATAAAAATGATAAGAATGACAGAGCAAAAATTGCAAGAATGAACAAAAAGTGATATTTATCATAATATGAAAATGATTTCTGTTCTTGGTCAACGAATCGATAAACAATATTTGTTATCAAAACTATATGAAATGGGTTTTGATGAAGAAAGTGCTGAAGATGAATTAGAGTACTTGATTGATTATTTATATGAACTACCTGACCTTATTGATTTATATAGAATAATCTCTGTCGATAATAAAAAAGATATTGATATAAAAAAACCGGGCTCACATTACTCAACATCAAAAAAAGATTTATTAAAATCTTACTCTTTTTGTACAGGTTGTGGTGATGAAATCTATCTACTAACAGTAGAATCACCAAAAGAATTGATTGATATATCACAAACTTTGGCAAATAGGATACTTTATCCAAATGAACAAGAGATAACCTTAAAAAATAAAGGTAGTGGGGTTAACACGGTCTCAATTAAAAAAATCAAACGTTAGAATTAATTTTCTTTTGATGCGTATTTTACACCCATAATAGTTCCGATAATACTAAATGCGTTGGTTAATAAAATACCAAGCATGTTTGACCATGTTGACCCAATAATCTGAGTGTCTTTGTTCATATATAAAGAAATCATATACATGATTGTTGTAATCACCCCAACAGTTATAATAACACCTAAAGAAACTTTAACGATAACACTAATCAATTCTGTTTGACTTTTTTTCTGTAACAAATCCAAATCATTCATCGCAACATGTTTTGCATTTTCAGCCTCAATACGTGCTTGTTCTGATTTAATCATTGATTCTCGTAACTCCTGACCAATTCTTTGGTTGTCTTCTTTCCAAGAGGTTAGTTCTCGGTTTTGTAATTCAATCTGAGATTTGGATTCCTCAACACTCGTTAAAGTGTTTTGTAATTCAGTCATTATTCTTTGATTCTCTAAGTTTAATTCAGAAAGTTCTTTATTTTGGATTTGGACTTGTTTTGTTATTTCTAATCTTCTTCTTCTTATTTCTTTATCTTTTGAAATACAGAAATCAAGATACTCTTTGAATTCAATATTATCATCAGCGTCAATTACTTTAGCAATATTACCCTCAAGGGCGATATTTTTTGACTTATTTAAATCAATTAATTGTTGTTGACTATTTTTATCAAATACTATCATTTATATATTTTAAATGGTGCGGTTCTATTTTTGTAACTTTCGTAATCTTGTCTAAACTCATCTAACCTTGGTTCAATGTCATCCGATTTTATAATCCAAAATTGAGCACCCGCCTGTAGAGCTTTTGCTTGTTCTTCAGGTTCATCTGAAGATGAAATAATCCCAATAACTACATTGTTCCCGTATTCAAAATTTATTTTTCTTATTAACTCAATACCATCAAAGGAAGAACCAATAATATTTAAATCAACGAATACACATTCAGGTCTATCACTATTATCCCCAGTTAACCATCGTTTAAATAGTTTCGCCGCTTCATCCGAACTGTTTAAAGATTTTAGTGAAAGACTAATATCCAATAACGAACACGCATCTTCGAATACTAAATGGAATAAATCTTCATCATCCACTAATAAAATTGAATCAATCATTTTTTTGTTTTTTTACTTTTTTATGTTTATTTTAATTTTAGTTCCGACTTCATTTTTTTCACAGGTAATTTTAAACCCATGTTCTTCCAAAATTGCAACACAAATATTCAACCCCAATCCACTACCTGATTCTTTTTGACCTTCTTTTCTTGTGTAAGGTTTTGATAAATGGTCAAAGTCTTCTTGAGTAATTCCTCTACCATTGTCTTGGATATATATGGATTCTTCATCTGAATATATTTTAACAAATTTGGTTTCTGAGTCATTATATTTTAACCCATTTCTTATTAAATTGTCCACTGCGGTGCAGAATAGAGCTTCGTTAACATCAATAGTTGGTAAATCTTCGATAATCACCTGACTAATATATGCAGTTGATGACAAGTAATCGTTTAAAATAGTTTTTAAATTACATTCTGTTTTATTTAAAACAACGTCTTTCTTAACTAAATTAGTAAACTCATACACTCCTTTATAAACTTTTTGAGAATGTTTTAAACCTTCTTTAATCATTTTAAGAGGTGATTCAATCTTTAATGATTCGATATCTTCAGGTTTTAATCTACGTTCTAAAGAATTAAGTCCTCTTGGCATGTAAGTATTAATCCCTGAGTGCATATCGTGTCTTAATATTTTGGCGGCATGTTCTAAATACGTATTTTTCTTTTCAATCTCTTTCTTTTGTTCATAAGAATTGGTGATGTCTGTTGCGATTTTCATAACACGATAAATCTTACCATCAGTACCAATAATAGGATTGTAAGTTGCCTGTAAATAAACTAACGACCCATCTTTTTTGACTCTAACAATTTCACCTGAAAACAATACGCCCTCATTTAATTTTTCCCAAAAAATACGATATTCATCGCTTTTTGAATACTCTTCATCTATAAAAATTCTATGATGTTTTCCAGATATCTTATCTTGTAAAGAATAACCCATAGTATTTAAAAACAATTCATTAGCGAAAATAATGTTTCCTTGTAAATCGAACTCAATAACCGCATTAGATTTATTTATGGCGTTCATTCTATTACGAATCTCCGCTTCTTTTTTCTTTAATTCGGTAACGTCTTGTCTAATTGATGAAAACCCTACCAACTTATTATTTTTATCAAATTTTGCTTTAATGTATGTATCAACATAATACAATTCACCTGATTTTGTTTTATTGGTAACAACATCATTCCATATTTCACCGTTCATTACCGTCTTATACATCTTACCCCAATAACCGTCAGGTTGTAATCCCGAATTAACGATAATATGGTCCTTACCTATTACTTCATCTAATGACCATCCAGAAACTTCCTCAAATTTTTTATTAACATACGTTATTTTACCGTTTTTATCAGCAACTGAAACAATTGCCGCAGCATCAATAAACTCCTCACTCTCTTTTATTGTTTTTAATAAATCACTTTTTAGTTTAGCAGTTTGTGATTTCATTAAAAAATAAAATATTGGTATAAATAAAACTATACAAAGGTATTCAACAATACGAGTTAATTGAGTTGGTTCAAACATTCCAATTAATATTGCAGTTTTAAGGATAAAAAAAACCGACATAATGATGATTGAAAACAGTAAATAGTGTTTTGATTCTTTATTCATATTCATAAATACTTCTTTATTCATTTAAGTTTATATTTATAATGAAAAACATTATGATTAAATTAGGTTCAAACGGAGATGTTGTTAAACAAATCCAACAAAAATTAGGAATTTCTGCAGATGGTAACTTCGGTCCCGGTACTGAAAAATCCGTAAAAGAATGGCAAACAAAAAATGGATTAACTGCTGATGGTATTGTTGGTTCTTCAACTTTGGAAAAAATGGGAATCACTTCAGTTATTAAGGAGAATATAATTATTCCTTCAGGTGGTTCGTTAAATCTTGAGAAATTAAAGGGACATATCCCTGACTCAGTAATTGCACAAATCCCCGATACCTGTGCAAAATTTAACATCACAACACCACTTAGATTGGCACACTTTTTAGCACAATGTGCTCATGAGAGTGGTAATTTCAAAGCGATAAATGAAAATTTAAACTACTCTGCTGATGGTTTAAAGAAAATATTTCCAAAATATTTTCCTGGTACTTTGGCAGAATCTTATGCAAAACAACCTGAAAAAATTGCTTCAAGAGTATATGGTGGTAGAATGGGTAATGGTGATGAAACCACAAAGGAAGGTTTTAAATTTCGTGGCAGAGGATTTATCCAATTGACTGGAAAAGAAAATTATAAAAAACTAGGTGATTTTTTAAAGGAAGATTTGACAACCAATCCTGATTTAGTTGCGACTAAATACCCATTAGCATCTGCAGCATTTTTCTTTAACAATAACGGACTTTGGTCTATCTGTGACAAAGGTGCTGATGACGCAACTGTTACCTCGGTAACAAAACGAGTAAACGGCGGAGTCATAGGGTTGACCGATAGAATAAAACATTTCAAAGAATTTTATTCACTTTTAAAATAATTTTTCATATCTTTGATGTATGAAAAATTTACTTAAAAAAATATCTGATAAGTTCGAATTCCATTTCGGATGGTTTTTTGTCAATGGTATGAAACACGAAAAATGGCAAGAAAAGATGAAGGAAAAATACGGAAAATAAAAAATCCCCCAATTTTATGGGGGATTTTAGTTTATAGGAATATTAACTCATTTGTTTCAGGATTCCAATCTGCTGTTAATGGTTTGTTATAGTATTCATACCTTTCACTCAAAACTGAACCATTAATAAAGTGAGTTGTTCCATCAAATATATAACCATGACCACTATGAATATGACCGCAAAGGTGTATTTTTGGTTTTATTTCTTTAATTCTTTGAACTAACAATTCACAACCAAGATTTTCAGTTCCCCCAATTACTTTGTCAACATAACCCCAAGCAGGTCCGTGAGTTATCAAAATATCGGTATTTTCGGGTATTTGACTCCATTTTTCGGATAATTCTAAACCATTTCTTGGTAAATTAAACGCCCAATTATGAAATTCAGGTTGCCAAGGACTACCATAAACTTTAATTGATGTCTCATAGTCTTCACCGATAACATGTAAATCGTCTTGAAGATAATTTAATTTATCGTCATATAATTCGAGCATTTCTTTACACCAATCGGGACTGTCTTGGAATCCCCAATCATGATTACCTGCGATAAAAACTTTATTCTTATAGTTATCCAATTTAGAGAACCATTCAAGAAAATTAATTATTTCGTGATTATATCCTCTAGAGGACATATCACCAGCATGTAGTAATAAATCACCGCCAGGTAAATCCTTTGTGATTTGGTTATGTTTAGAATGTGTGTCTGATATGAATGTAATTCTCATAATTTTTATTTTTATTTTTTTTTAATCCCACCACCCACGAAGACCACTTCCATCAAAATGTTTATCGAAGTCTTCGTCTTTTGGGAATTTAGAATAATCTTGTCCTTTAAGGATTTCAAAAAGTTCTATCCATTCTTGTTCTCCAATTTCACTAGACCTTTTGAATATTTTTCTATTATGTTCCTTTTCTTCAGGCGTGTCTTTATCTTTTAGTTCATATAATTCAGGTTTACCTTCAACAGGAATAAATTCCCAAGGATGAAGAACTAATTCACCTAATTCACTTTCCGCCATTTCAATGTATCTGTCCTGATTGTAGTTTCTAATAAGTTCAACAACCCTCCTCATCTTTTCGATTTTTTTTAATCTAGAAGAATCCACTTCACAACCTTTTTCCTCAATGTTTTTTGACATATCTTCAAGAGCGGTCTCAACAAACATTAAAAGGCCGTGATGGTCAAACCAATAATGATTATATAAAGCTTTACGAAACTTCCAAAAGTTTTTAAAAAATCTTGGTACATCTCTCCTTAAAAAGGAATATGACTCATATATTTTGGTGTTCTCCCAATAAAAGTTTTTGAAATAATCTACAACAGATTCGGTTAGTTTATTTTTCATTATTTTTTTAATTTAAAAAAGTTTAACGTTTTATCGTTTTTCAATTTAGTATAATGATAAACCATAGTCAAATAATTTTGTTCTGTTAATTTATCTGACCATTTTTTTAAGAATAGATTAAAGTAATTTTCCGCAACACTAATTTGCGCATCAGTGTTACAAGAATTAAGAACTTTAACAACCCTGTGGTAGTCAGTAACAAAAGTTTTATTTTTCATAATATTTAATTTTACACAAATATACGAATTATTTTTTAATCTAACAAAGCCAAACTTAAAAATTTTTTTATTGTCCTTACTAAAGTAGGTATAGATACGTCTAAAAACTCATCTTTTAACATATTTTTAAACTTTTCCGCTAAATACGATTTATTATCCTTTAAATAATATGTTTTATCATCAATAATTAGATATTTCATCTTTATTTTTGGTTCAAAATCTAACTCATGTGTTAATACAGGATAGTGTCTACGTAAATAATTAAAAACATTATCGTCCGTATTTTTGGAATATTTATCTAATATATCTCTTTTTTCCTGTTCAGAAATTGTAAATGATTTCATATACTTAAATATACTTTTAAATGAAAAAATGTCTATACGTTTTATTAAACACCACCTTCAAAAATGAGTTGGAATTATTATACGGTAAGGGTAGTATTGTTGAAATTACTGACATAATATATTCGACAAACGCAAAACACCTATCGGTATCCTGTAAATTACTTTTTACCGATATTCAATTATTTGAGGAAACAAATACAGAAGGCGTTGAGTTTTTAATCAAAGAATGTTGGAATTATTTAGGTATAGAACAGAGTAAAATATCCCTTACAATGTCTGTTGATATTATTTAATATTTGATTATTAATTTTTTTTTCTTATCTTTACAAAAAAAAAACATTATGAAAAAAGTTCAAAATGGTGACACCGTTACAGTCAATTACACCGGAAGATTAGAAGATGGAACAGTATTCGATTCTTCTTTAAACGAGGGTCGTACACCTCTAACAGCTAAACTTGGTGAAGGTAGACTTATCAAAGGTTTTGAAAATGGTTTATTCGAAATGACCATTGGTGAAAAGAAAACAGTTGAGATTGAACCATCTGAAGCATATGGAGAATACAATATCCTTATGATTAGTGAGGTTCCAAAATCTAATATTCCACCTGATATTAATGTTGGCGATACTTTACAAGGGATGGGTCCTAACGGCCCTGTAATCGTCAAAATTATGGAAATTAAGGAAGACACCGTATTAATTGATGCAAATCATCCTTTATCGGGTAAGAAACTTATCTTCGATTTAGAAGTTGTTGGTGTTGAATAACACCAACAATTCTTATTTTTTTTACTTTTTACTAACAATTAAATTTTTATTTTATGGAAAATCAAATGAATAACAGATTAGAAAAAATTAAGTCTGGTTTTAAGAATATTTTAAAACATCTAACAATTTATTCTGTAATTATTTTATCATGTGTAACCTCTTTTTTTATAGGTTTCTATTATCGAAAAATGTTGATTGTTAAAAATGGCGAAACTCAAGAGGTTGTAAAAATATCTAAAAGTGATGTTACATTAGCCGTAGATGAATATAATAACCTTATGATAATTGATAGGGAATCAGGAAATTATACCATTTTTACGGACTCTGTTGGTAAATCAATATTTAACATTTACGCTAAGAGTATGGTTGAGAAACACATCTCATCTAAATAATAAACCCTTTAATAAATAATCTATGAATATAAGAAATGTAGTTTTATTCGGAGCGTCATTAATTAGTTGTTTGGTTTTATTTTGTGCTAACAAACTTAGTAACGATTACAAATCATTAGTTAATCAAAAAAAATCAGAGAATGAAATAAAAGGGCTTGAACAACCAGTTTCTATCGAAATGTATGATAATTTGGAAAAATACTCTGATGAGTATGATATTCCAAAATATATTGCTTACAATATCGCTTATTTAGAAACAACATATCAAGGACCTTTTGATTGGGATTATAAACATAACAGAACTTCATCGGCAGGTGCTGTTGGTCCAATGCAAATTATGCCAACAACTGCTAATGGAATTTACAAGAAAAAAATCCCAACCTCAAAATTAAAAAACGATGTCGAGTTTAATGTTATTACAAGTATGAAATTATTGTCCAAACTTCACGATAAATATGAGAATTGGGGTCTTGTTTGTGGTTATTATAACACAGGAAGACCAATTATTAATCAATATGCCGAGTTTTGCATATCAAATACTGATTATTATAAAAATTGGGTATCTTACTAATTATACATTCTTTCTTCTAAGTTCGGGAATTTTTTCTCGAACTTTTTTATTAAAACACCGGCAACACTATTTGCCATATCTTCATTCTTTCCACCAATATCAGGTCCTTTTTTCATTTTTAGATTCACTCTTTGATGTTCGTGAACCCATTCATGACTAAGTGTTCTTAAAATGTCACGATTCATTCTATTTTTGGTCAAAACATTTATTACATGTTTATCCATTCTATTCCCTGTTGTCATATTACCAACCCTATTATTTACAAAATTGATTTTAATATCCTGAGTTAAAGGATATTCATCCTGTAAAAATTCAATAAAATCATGATAAAAACTATGGTCTTCATCATATACAGAATCTTTTTGATATCTAACGGTTACTTTCATATTGATAAATATCTTAGGATACTAATTACTGTAAATTAGAAAGTAAGAATGCCAACTTATATCCTACAAATGCACCTAAAGCGGCTGCGGAAGGGAATATCATGTATTTACCGACTTTTGTTTGATATTTTTCTCGATTAATAACAATACTCACAAACATATAGTATATTAGAAAATTTATTAAAATCGCAACATCATACTTTAAAATAATAAATACTGTTACGGTGTTTGCTATAAAACCATATAAAAAATTAACTAAAGTCTCAATAATTAATTCTCGTGCTGATGTTTCAGCATCCAAAAATTGAAATTTTCTATCTATCATTTTTTAATGCTTATGTAGATATCACCGTACCAACCAAATATCTCATCGTTAAACTCTTTATTTGGTTTGAATTTATTCATGTCGATGTATTTTTCTTCAAAAAAAGATTCATTTGGGAATCTAACTAACATTTTTTTCATAAGTTACTTTTTTAATTTTTGTATTTGTAGTTATCAAATTTTTTATTTTTACTTATAACTCTCCATCTTATTGTAACCATAGGTATATTGAGTTTTTTTGACGCTTCTCCAGCCGACCTATATTCTATATTATCAATTAGTATTGGTATATTTTGTTCACCACTATATTTACCCAATCTTATCTCACTCAATTTATTTTTAGTTTCTTCTGAATGTTGTTTACCAAAAAATGGATTATTAATTCCATTTCTTTCATATTTAATGTGTTCTATACACCTCTTCGCACCTTGACTAATTTTTTTGTTGCAAATTTCACAATAAGAAAATGAAATACCATCTTTCCAATTTGGATTAGTTTCCATAGGTTTAGAATGTTTTTCTTTTTTCTCCTCATCAGTCATTAAATCATATCTTTTTTTAACTGATTCAGTTATTTTTTTAACAATATTATTTTTATTAGGGTTTTTTGTCAAATTATCACCACCACTTGATTTAATACCAATATTATAATCAGGTTGTAAATTCAAATATTTTTGTTCTGTTTCAAGGATAACACTTATATCACACTCCTCAACAACCTCAAATGAAAAATTATTTTCACCATATTTATCCCAAGCTCTTTGTAAAATACAATTTATATGTGTATTGTTTTTTAATTCTCTTTTATGTCTGGTTAATCTTTTTTCAATGTGTTTAGATGAACCATAATAACATTTACCATTAATCAAATTTTTAATTCTATATATTCCAATCATAGGTCTACCTTTTAATATAAATATCTTAGTATATTATAAAGTAATCCTAAAAATAAATCATTATATATTGAATGCCTCAATTGTCAATTTAAATGGATTTCCTTCAATATTTTTAACTAAATTAAGCATCATTTGAGCAACTTCTCTAACTTCAAGTTGAGCATGTTCATCATTTCTTAATTTCTGAAAGTGATAAAAACTCCTCCAATTAAACATAACATCCATAGTTATCTGAGAATTAAATGTTTTAAAAAAACGTGCAGATTCTTTTGCCCTTTTTCTACCTAAAATAGGTGTTAAACTATCTAAACATTTATGATATAAATCGTTACCTAATCCAGTATACGCCAATAAAATTTCACCCCAAGTATCAGTACCATCAAAATGTAACCCAAAATGGGTATTAAATTTATCTAAAGATAATTGATTCCAATCTTTAGGTATATATGTTTTATCTTCTTTTAATTCCTTATACCTAGCGGATTCTCCATTAATACTTACACCTATTCTATGTTTGAGGAGATGGATGTGTGTGGCTTGGTCAACAGTAACTAAAAAATGAAGTGAAGATTTTTCAAAGGGTGTATGATGACCTTCATTAGCTAACATCTTTAAAAGTTTATCAACTCTACTTACTTTTTCTTCTGTTAAATCTCTGGATGTGGATGTCCATGCTGATTGTGCGTGAATCAAATCTGAACCGTAAAAACCTAATAATTCAACTTTATTTTCTTTGTTCATCTTTTTCTTTTTGTTTTAAATGATACTTTTATTTTATCCCACAAACTCATTGTTTGGTAATCGTAGTAAAAGTTTATTGCTCTTGGAACACCACTTGACCAGTGATGACATTTTGTGGACAACTCATCGTAATGATTCAAATCAGAGTGTCTGAGGTCTTCCTGAGTGGCCTGATAAGACTTTTCTTTATCTAGTTTGTTCATAACTTTATTTTTTCTATTATATTTTTAACTTGATGTAAATTAAACTCACAATCTCTTTTATATCTTTGCAACCTATCTATTATGTAATATTGTTCATTTTTATTATCTATTAGATTTTCATCTGTTGTCGGATAACCATCATGTAGTGTCCAATAATCTTTATGAATGTAATATGGGTTTAATTTACTTTGTGGCGGTCTTATTAACATAATCGTACCTCCATCCCTAATAGTCGATATGTTGTATATTGACCATAAAACACCACCTTCTTTAACATACTCCTTAATATAACCTTCTTTTTCAAAAATATCAACTTCTGGAAATATAAGTTTAACCGAATTAAATGGTGTAAAATTATTTTCATCATACCCACTTGTAACCATTTCAAACTCAACCTCTACACCTTCTTCAAGTGGTTTACACATAATAAGATTATCTTTTATATATTTTATTGAATTTGAATCGTTTGATAATTCTGTATACATCCAATGCGTTCCGTGTCCAAATGAATGTAAATCACTCCATTTAACCATCCAAATACCATCTTCATTTCTTGTTAATATTCCTTTCATTTTTTCACCCATTTATATTTTATTTTTAATATTAATACCAGCACTCCAATTTAACCACTTTATTACAAATAAATAAGTTATTTTATCGTCTTTGGTTATCACTCTCCAATCTAATTTTTGAAACCCAATAGTTGGTATTATATAAAATAACGGTTCTTCCCCAAAATGTAAGCTAATTTTCTTTGTTAATATAATATCGTATTTTTTTAACATATTTTTTTATTGTTTTGTTGTTGTATTAATTATATCTGGTAAATCTTTACCATTACCTAATTCTAATAATTTAAAGTATTTCTCATCTCCCACAATACCATCTACTGTCCATTCTGTCTTTATTCCATTTTTATAAATTGGAATTGAGTATGTTGGTGGTAAAGGTTTGATAAATTCTTCACATTTCAAATCGTATTTTTTATCAACCATTTGTAATTATTTTTTCTAATGTAATCGGTTTTTCAGATACAATTATATTCTTTTTAATCCCATCAAATACTACAATATCATCATAAGGACCAATAATATAAACCATTTCTGTTTTATCTTTATTTAATTCAACCGTTAATGTTTGGTCAGGATGATACATATCGTAGTATATTGTAACACCATCAACTTCTCCAAGATTAACGATTCCGTCCCAATCTTTATAGGGGTACACAAGGTCTTTATTTTCCATTTTCATCAGTCACTATTAATATTATTAATTATCTTCTTATCTTTTCTTTTTTTATATTCTACTGTACCAGCGGTTCCAATAAATGAGCCGATTATGGCGGCAACAATTAGAGTTTTATCTTCAATATAAGAAGTCACCGTAAATGCACCGAATATGTAAATCAAACATGCCCATATACCTGCAGAAATTGATTTTCTTTCGGCAATTTTAATAAAGTAATAAGTCCAACAAATATCAGCTAACGTCATAGCAACCATAACGCCAAGGAACTTAGTAATGTAATTATAGTCTATCATAGTTATTTATGTTAAATTGTCTATCATACATTTCTATATATTTTATCGTATGTTTCATGTAAAATATTATCTATTAGTTCTTTATTCATATATTTCTATTGTTTCGTTATATGTTATTGTTATTAGTTTGGTTGGTGTTGGTGTATAATACTGGTTATCAAAGTTTGGAATATTGTTTGAGTCAAAGTATCTTTCCATACCTGTTTCATAATTATTATTAAACCATAGATGGTATCTCTCTTCCAAACTCAATTCTCGTTCTTCAATCTTTAACCCCCATTTTTCAGAGAACTCTGGATTGGTTTTAATTTCATGAATAAAAAGTTCTTTTATTGGAACATCTTCATATCCAATATACTTGTCGGTGTATTTTTTATACACCTCATCAATAATCTGATTCATTTTTTCGTTATTCATAATATTAATTTAATTCCCAATAAGGTCCTAATATAAATTTTGTGTTTTTATCCCAATCACTAGTCAACTCTTCTTTGTGTTTTTCATTAAATTCGGCAATGTTCTTATTAGTACCCCATAAAGATGGTTGGTCATAATGATTCAATTTCGCAATACGAATCATTTCATTATAATGGTCTTCTATGATGTAACCTTTTAGTGGAGTTATTCTCATCAAACAAGTTGTTAATTTAAGTTTTCTACCATCATATAAACAATAATAGTAATCATATTCATCATCAACAATTCCTATTAGACGAAACGCTTCACAATCAACAAGAACATATTGTCCTTTTAGATTTTCAAACTCATTAGTTATTAATGTTAAATTATCTGTCATGTATTATTATTAATGTGTCCCGTTTGTTAAACTAATTCCATGTCTAATTCCTGAAATAAAAATACTAATTTCATTTTCAGTCATATTCTCAACCCCTTTACCAACAGAAATTCCAATTTCATTTCCCAAATCGGATATATCACCATTATCATATTGAACATTTTGTAATTGTTCACTCACCTTCCAAAGAATACTTTGGAAACTTATATTTCTGTCAGAATGTTCATACGCCCCATCAGGACCTATTTGAAAATCATCTGAAATAATAGGTTCACATTCATCAACCTTTATTTTTGCAAAACCTGATAATAAAAATTTTGTATTTTTATTATTCGGTAAATACTCAAACTCAACCTCCATACCTTCACATTTATTTTTCCAATCATCACTTAACTCCGCAAACATATATAAGCTTTGTTGTTCAGAGATAACCGGTAATTCAATTGAAATAAATTCCATGTATGAACTATATTGGTCGTCTATATATTCAAATTTGACAACCCAACCATCTTTTGTATTATGTAATTTTCCTTTCATGTTTAATAAAAAAAACCTTTATCTATTAAGATGATAAAGGTTTAGTTGTTAAGATTAAAATCGATAATTCTAATAATAGTGAATTTTGATTAACCATTTATCTAATTTATCTATTTTTATAAAGAATTAAAAAAAAATGGTGGGAGAACAACTTAGGAGACTAAACCAATTCTGTCCTCCACACCTTAACATCTTTTCTGATTACTACATCAGAGTTAATAGATGTTCTTGTGATTAGGCTTCTGCCTGCTCAGACTTCCAAGTTCTACGAAGAGAACGAGCCTCGTTTAATGTGGTCACATAAGCATCATTACGATTTCCTCCTACTGATACACGAACACGATAACGATTACCGCTTTTGTAAATGTTGCTACCGTAAGTCGCCTTGTAGCTGCCGTTGTTTTGGTTTCTAGCCATTTTGTTTTGATTTAAAGTGATTAATTAATTATGATACAAGTATAAGGGTTTTTTTCGTGAAGTCAAATTTTATTTACGATAAATTTTGTCGTAAGTCTCATCCCACATTTTATCTATTTGTTCTTTGTACTTCTCATCCTCACCAACCAATTCTATTATATGTTTATACATTTGATAACCAAATCTCAAATCTTTAAGATATGTTTTACAATAATGACCATCAGGACTCTGTTCACAAAACATAGGTGAACAACAACCTTCTTCACCACAACCATCACACACAGGGCAATAAGGTGATTCAATTTCTTCCGTCATATTTTATAAATGTTAAATTCTTTTCCTGTAAATTTACAAACTTCATCGGTTATATTATTAGTCTCATCCGATGACAAATCTTCGGGTTCAATTTCTTTATTAGTTTCAATAGTAACAAAAATACTTGGTTCACATTTTATAAACTCACCCTCCTTACCCATATCAAATCTTTCATGAACCTCATATTCCTTGACACTAAATTTTGTTTTAGGATACAAAGATAATAAAACTTTCTCAAAAATTTCTCTTCTCATTATATTTTTTTGTTAAAAAAGTTATCGTATCTCCTTTAATATATTTGTTACCTTGTTTTGTAATTATATTAACCCCACAATCAGTTCTTATTTCCCATGTTAAATCCGGTTCAATTGTTGAATGTTGTCCTTTGTATACAATAGTATCAACAACACATTTTTTCGTAATTAACTCAAAATCAGTCGTTTTTTGATTACAACTAGTCATTATTACGGGTAAAATTATAAAAATTAATTTTTTCATAATCACAAAGATATAAAAAATAATTGTTAAAAACAAGGTATTTATCAATTATGAGAATTTTAATTAAAAAAGTATTAAGAGAAGTCATGAAAAAGATAAATAAACTATACAGTTTAACAAATAAAACTGAAAAAACATCTATTTTGGATTGGGATTTACATCATGAGATTAATAAAACTTATGAGAAAATAGATAAGGACTATAAATATAAAAAAAACAAATCCAAAAATGGAAATTTATAAATTAGCACAACTATCATTAAAAATAGGTGGAACTTTTAAAAATAGAAGACCAGGATTCTTTTATCAAGAATTCAAATCAAATTTGTTTTTTAAACAGATGTATGAAAATATGACATCCGATGAAATTGTCTTATTCTGTTTTCTTTGTTCTCAAGTGTCGACAGGATTAAACCCCAAAGAAATTGGTCAACTTATTGAAGATATAAAAAATAATTTATTTTGTTTTTCCGTTATTGAAGTAATCAGTGAAGAACCAGTTGAAACATGTGGTAATTGTGGTGGTGATGGTGAAGTGACATGTGGTGAATGTGGTGGTGGTGGTGAAATTGAATGTGATTATTGTAATGGTAGTGGTAATGTTGAGGATGATGAAGGTAATGATATTACATGTAGTAATTGTGGTGGTGATGGTAAGTTACAATGTGATGAATGTCAAAATGGACATATTGAATGTGATAGTTGTGATGGTTATGGTGAGGTAGAAAAAAGTGGTTACATATCAATTAGCATTGAAGAATTTATAAGTTATGATTCTGAAATTTTTAACAAAATTGAATTGTTAAATGAATTTGATAAGATAGATAATGAAACAATTAATCTATTCTACGATACTGAAACAACATTTATATCGAATAGATATCATACTGATACAGATACTTTACCATCTGATGTAGATAGTGGGAATTATTATTTTGGAGAGTTAGAAAAAGAAAACTATAGAACATGGAAAAAATCAACAAGTATTGATACTCCCCTATCAACATACTAACCTTATCTTTTACCACCAAAGAACACATTACTTAAAAATTGTTTACCGATTTCAGATTCAGAACCTGATGGTGAACTTGTACTACCTGATACGTCAAAATCACCTGAAGAATTCACTTCAGGAGAACCTTTAGTGTAAGAAATATGGAAATGTCCTCCCGTAGAACCCTTACTAGGATTTTTATATTCATCAATAAAGCTAAAACCAGGATATTTTGTTTTAAAAACGTTAAGTAAATCAATAAATTTACCATGACAGGATGATTCCATAGTTACATCAACCGCCATTCCTTGGTTATGTCTACTTTTTCTATTCTTATGAAATTTATCGTTACCTGATGTAAATGTTCCTTTGCATCCAGGTCCCGGAACATATGTGTGTGCAGAATAAACTAATTCATTAATAATTGTTGATAATTCACTTGTAATGTCACCACCGCTAGATAATTCATCATTTTTTTCTTTCCATCCTAAATCATTAATTGCATAATTTCTAATATCAGAAGCTCTCTCATTAATAAATCTTTCTTCTAATTTTAAATTAGATTCATTAATGTATCTTTTTTTTGTATAACTTCTGTTCATAATAATAAATATCACATCAAACGATAATCCAAATATTCATCGACTTGTAAACCAACCGTATTAATAATTACTTGACCTGTTGATATAGAATACTCGTATTTGATTAAAAATTCATCAGGTAATTTTTCATACAAACTCATAAGAGTTGTTTTAAATTTTTTGGTGTTTTCAAAACCTTTATTACGAAAAATTTCACTTTCTTCCTTATTAAATTCGTCTAAGTCAAAAAAGACGTATGGAGCAGGTGATTTTAAATAAATAGAACTATTATCATAATTTTTCTCATAATAGTCTCTAAACCTATATCCATTAACTTCACCATATTCTTTCCAATTCACAAATATATCGATATATAAAGTTGTTGGCCATTTATCATATTCTTCATCAAATTTCCAACCTTTTACATATGGATATTTCTTAGCCATTGATTTTACTACTAAATCAATACCTCTAATTTGTTTTGGAGTGAAATTATTATCTCTTATAGCATCCATGAAATGAATATTATTGGTCAAACAATTAATTATTTGACAAAATTATAAAGATTACCCTTTTAAAGTTGTTGTCTTAGTAGTCACCTGTGATTGTGCCAATTTTTTAGATTCAACAAGTTTTTTTATAGTATCTAAAATACTATGATTGATTTTAAAATTTTTAAATTTCATAAATTTCTTTTTAATATAAATATCTCAAAATTATTTAAAATAACATGTTATAGTGTCACCTATTTCATAATCAACATCATTAAATTTATCTCTAACCCACATAACATCTTGATTATTTAAGAATAGTATTTTTGTAGCTATTGAAGTTGTATCTCTTATTGGATAAGGATAAACTGTTTTTGGTGTTACTTTATCTAAAACTACAACATTGTATAGTTGACAAGATGATAGTGTTAAAGAAAGTAAAATGATGGGGATTTTTTTCATAAATTAAAAAGATTTGACCATAAATATATGAAAATTAAACTTTTTTATGTGGTCAGAATATTTTTTTTATTATTAAAAAAATGAGTAGTGAATATATTATGTTTTTTGGAGATTATTACTAATCATAAATTAAATTGCCATCAGGCCCAAATACTGAGATATAAACCTGTTCGATATCTCTTTTTGATATACTGAGAAACTTCAATAAGTCGATAACATGTTTGTCCACCAAATAATGGGGGTCAAAATTTTTGACATACATGTTATCTTTATTTATGGATTTATCATTCAAATATATCTCAATACCTATTTTATACCAGGTATCTTCGATATCACCATCATCCTCAACCCAAGTTTCAATGCGGTCAATCATTGGATAAATCTTATGTATTATTCCTGAATTTAATAACTTATCCAATTTTTCACTATCCAAAATCATTGGGTTATCCTTTTTTTAGGTAATCAATTCTTTTTAACCTTGTTGGTATAAATTCACTATTAAGTTCATTTAATCTGTCTACATAGTCATACCCAAACTCTATAATTCTATTTATAACATCATCAACTATAATCTTTCTATCTTCATAAGAAATTTTATTGTCTAACATTTTACTTTGTTCAACTATTTTACCAATAGTTTCAACCAATTGTTTTTCTGATAATTTTACTATTTTCTTTGACATAATTTTTTAATTATAAATATCTCGTTTATCTACATTTTTTCACATACGAACCAACCCTAACATCAATACCTGTAAAACTTTTAATTTGTTCTCTAACCTCACGTCTAATTTTGTTTACCCAAGCAACTTTATTCATTGATTGTGGACCATCTTCATATAAGTACCAATCCTCAGAAATGACAGCATAAATCCAAAAATCACCGTCTTTTTCAGGTTCAGGGTCAACTATAAACTCACAAACTTCATCATACTTTATTGAATTCACAAATATTTGTAAAACATCAAAAATTTTGGATTCTTGGATAATGTATTTCATATCTTAGTTATAATAATCGATTGTTTTTGCACCAAATACTTTGAATTTTTTATTAAACCATTCTTTGAATACTGGTATCCATTTATCGTTAAAAAATCCCGTCATTTCATTTGTGAATTTTTCATCTTCTATTGTTACTATTGGACTCATTTTTATCTTGTGTTCTACATGTTCATCCCAATATTTTGGACCATACCATCTAAATATTGTGTCATCATCCATATAATCACCTATATAGAATTCAACCCCTTCAATTTCATCACCCCATTCATCCTCCATATGTGTCCAATTAATATCATCTAAATTATAATACTTATCAATATGACTCATAATTAATTTCTCCAATGTATTTTCACTAATAATGTATTTCATAACTAACTTTCAATTAAAAAAATTTGAACATCAAATTTATTTGCAAACCATTCACCAACTTTTTGATAAGCTTCTTCCCTATCTAAACCGAACAATGAATACATTTTTTCAATAATCGGGTGAACTACATATAATCTACCATCAGAATAATCATATTCCATAATTACATCACTCATTTCTTGAATTTCTTCATCAACAAGTTCTCGTAAAACAATAAAATTATCCCAAGAATCAATGTATGAATTATTATTTATATCATTCAAAAATTCAATTATATATTTGTCTAATTTACTTTCAGATATAAGATATCTCATTTTTCACAAAATTTATTATAGTATTCGATTATCTTTTCTCCATGTGTTGTACGAATATATTTTACAATAACATTATACATTTCCTCCCATTCTTTAGAGTTATCATCAATTTCACTGAAATAGTTGTAATACAATCTTTCAATAACATTTTCAATAATAATGTCTAATATAATTTCACCACTATCATACAAGATACATATTTTCGATGAAGCATATATCTTTTCCATATTGTAATCAACCAAAGAATCAACATTATGTATTCTTCTCAGTAATCGTATTATGTGGTTTTCCATATAGTATATAAATACTTTACTTTTTGGTATATAATTTTTCTAATAAATCATAATTAATTTCGTTTTTGTGAGGATTTCTTTTTGTGTATTGTGTGTGTGGTGATAAACCGGCGGGAACTCTAACCAACTTAGATATTTTACCTAAAGTATATGGAAAACTTAACTGGTCTCTACTACTACCTCTACATATTTCAGCCCACCATCTTTCATTATATTGATTGCATAGTTCTGAATTTTTTCTAATAATTAAACCACAAAGTCCTAACACACCACTTTTATTTCTGTGATATTCCAAATTTTCAATAGAATCCAACCCCTTACATTCAGTTATCTCATCATTAATATGGATTCTATCTCGGTGTTTTAACACCATACAATGATAATC